GATATCCGTATAAGTTCCTGCCCTATGGTAGCGACTGATTCGCTCAAATCCTGGAGTATCATCAAACTCTTCAATATGACCAGATTCTGTTTCACGAACGTGGTTGTAAGGATATCTTGGACCATATGTTGTGAATGGCTGATTCCAAGCACCCAATCCTAGTGGACGTGGAATGTCTGTATGTCGAGTTGCTTCTTTGTTTGTATAGTTTGTGCCAAGACGTTCACCACGTGCATTACGGTTTGTGTGATTCTCATCCTGCATTTCCTCAATAGGATATTTGCTGTTTGGATCACGGAAACCAAGATTCTGCGCACCACGACTTGCTTGTGCTTGACTTGATTGTGGTCTACCATTCCATGGTTCAGCTGATGGTGGACTATATGGAGTTCCTGCTGAACGAGGAATCGTTCCAGAAGCAGCAGCACCATAAAAATATTCATAGTAATCTTGTTTTAGACGAGCAATGTCAGGAGAGTTATAACCAACAGCACGTTTTGCTGCAAAGAAATAATCTGGATGTGCTGAAGGAGATACGTCTCGTGAAACTCGATCTTTGAAATATAAAGCAGCAACAAGAGCAGAAACTTTAATATCAGTATTCAGTGTGTCAGGATTGTTGACAATGTCAATGCCAACACCTGCTTCTTCAGCAAGACGTTGGTAGCGTTCATAGTTGGCACGTCCAGTTAGCTGAATGAAACCACGACCATAAAACTTACCACCATCTTCATCAGTTCGGTTGCCAAGAAAGTTAGCACCACGTTGAGTTGGACCATATGCCCAATTGAAAAATTCAGTTCTTGAAATATTTTTACTTGGTGCTCTTGAATATGTCTCTGCATCGGAAGCAGAAGCGAATTTATAAATCTCACGAATACGAGATAGTGAATAATTGTATGCCTCTTCTTGAGGAATCCAACGAGACTCACCACCGCAAATACCTAACAAAGCACACTTCTGTTCCTTTGTAGTCAAACCAACTTCATCTGCTGCTTGAAGCAATGCATTGATACCGTAAGATGCCTTACCAGTATCAGAAGTAGAGGATGGTGGTGGAACAGTAGGAATCTGTCGATTAGTAGTACTGTCTGCTGGAGTAATCTCAGTAGGTTCGGAACGAACTGGATTACCGCTAGAAGTCGTTACAGGATTACCAGAACTATCAGTTAGAAATTGTTGTGCTTGAGTTTCACGAACTGCGTCTAAGTTTGTAGGTGGTTCGCCAAAATTTAAGAAATCACCATCAAGTTCACCAACAGTAGGTTGACTTAATGTGATAGTGTTTCCAGTGATAGCAGTAACAAGAGTTCCATCTTGAATACCTGCACCAAAGATTTGCATGTTTGGTCGCAGAGTCTGAGTAAGATCTTGGTTCCCATCAACAGTAATAGTTGTACTACCTGAAGGAACATTTGGAACTGTGGTTAATTCAATATCTTCTGCTGCGATTGGACGAGTTCTGGTATCAACATTAATATCTTCTTGTGATAATGGAACACCTGAACGACCACCAATCGTACCAAGCATAATTGGTTGTTGTTTCCAGTAGTCGGCAAACATCACCATAACAGATGTTCCTTCGACTGGACCAACTGGTGCTGAACCGATACCGTTCATTGCTGCAGATGTAATTGGAGTTATTGGAAGTGCCCATGGCAAATCTTCAATTGGTAGCAATGAAGTATCGTGTGTATGTAATCCTACAATACGAACTTTACAACGACCAAGTGCTTCTGGATCTTGACGATCCTCAACTACACCAACCCAAAAACTATTATTCACGCTCATTACTGTACTCCTGATCTTGCAGCATCTTCTTGTGCTGCTTCATCTAGACCTGATCTTGCTTCGTCTGATGCGTTATCCGCAGACATCTGCAATGAATCAGAAATCAATTCCATTGTGCATTCATGCTGTTCTTTGTTAATATAATGATTGATTGATGCGACAATATAATTGCCTGACCAACGCTTATCAAAGTAATCTGTATCTGATGGATCCAGTGGGCTGATCAGCGGTAGTGTCACCTCGACTTTCATACCTGCTGTGTAATCAACTCTTCCTGGAACTGTGATATTCAAAACGTTTGTTTGTGCCATTGCCAACAATGCTTTTCTTCGTTGAATACGATCGTAGTTACTGGTGTCGCCATTGTTATCAGTGAAGTCATCAAAAATATTACTGATTTTGATATAAGTCATTTGAGCAGCAGCATTACGATTAACACCACCACGTGGCATGGCTGGATATGGGTTTAGAGTTTTGATTGTATTGTTGTCAAACTCTTCGTAGATATTAAAATCTTTTACAGTGTATTTCTTTGTGAACAAATCATAACTGTATTGTCTGCTTCCAAAGAAACCAGACTTCAGACGAGTAATATAATCATACCCTACTTCAATCCCCATGTCAAGGATTCTTTTATAATCTTCATTTGGATTTTTAGCGTCTGCACCAGAACCTAATTCATCACGAGTGTAATTATCTTTTGAAAATGATTGGTAAGGATCACCTGCATCATACATGGCTTCAAGTGTAACAAAGTTAAATCCATCTCTGTTTTCAAATAACATATATGGAGCATTGTCTTTGTTTACTGCCTGCATGGTAAGATATTGAAGATTCTCAACAGGAGTCCACATGTTTGAAACGTAGGTATGATTCTTCACAACTGGTTCAACGGTAACACTCTTAGAAGTTTCAAGACCACTTTCTTGATCTTCTAAAATTTCTCTAACGATATCACCAATGTTGCCATTGTAACGCTTTGAAACTTTCTTATTAAGACCAACCAAACCTTCAAGTGACATAAAGTGTAGCTGATATGCTACAGATTTATCACCGAGTATTTCTCGATCAGTCATTTTGTATAACATGTAGGTAGCATCAAACTTACCAAAGTCACCAAGTCCTGGAGTTCTAATTTCAAAACGAATAAACTCCTGTCCAGTTAATGGAAACAGGTTAGCAAAGTCAAGCGACTCTTTGATTACAACATTCCCATCTATGAAAGGTTTGTGTATACTTTCATAAATTGAAATAGCTTGCACCTGTGCAGTAACTTCTTGACTAAATCCTGCTGGAGTGAAGATTGTAATTTTATCAACCTTGACTTCGCCAGCGAACTTTAATTTATCGTCATCTAACGCCATATTTTATTACATCTCGTTTTTGAAGTCTTTTAGAATTTTAGCAATCAACTCTGGTGCTGGTATTTTTATCCTACGTTTTGATTCGTTTAATTTATCTTCATATTGGCGATTTGAAACTGTCGTTGCTCCAACATAACTAGAATCCACTTGAACACCATTCTCATCTTCGTAGTGATGAATACCATCTGGATCATCATACTTAGAAGCCATATAATCTTCAAGAGCAAGATATGTTAATGGGAAATCTGAACGGTAATCAAACCTATCATTGGCTAACATGATAACCCAATGGTACTGAGAACTTCCATAAAATTTCTCAGCAATTATTTCAGGTGTTTCACCTTCTTTGATATCATACTCATCGTAAATAGAAATATTTGAAAGGACATCCCTGCGGAAACGAACATTAGCAGTAATATCTGTTACACGCTTAATTGTTCTTTTGTCTTTGTCTAGTACTGCGTCATAATCAAACTCAAAATCATATAACATCTTAGGGAATCGTTTGAAATAAATATCAGCCATAAATTAGTACCCCTTTTCGATCTTCTCTTTGGTGAGAAGAGCAAGTTCTCTAAATGATAGAACTAAGTTAATTTGAACAGGCATACCAGTAGCATCATCAAAGGTAGCAAAGTTGCCGTTTGGTGTATAGTTGACTGCCATATCAGTTAAAACACAAGATGTGTGTTTATGTAGAGATTGGTTTGGACTACCACCACTAAAGTAAGCAATGTCAAATTCTGATGGATAAACATATAGGAAAGAACTGGTGTCCTTAAACTCTGGGTGCATGTGATACTTAAATTGATAAATGATTTCACGGACATTATCTGCTTCCTCACGTGAAC